GAAGGTTGGGTACCGGATGTATGTGATAGTAGTGTATATAGATGGTACCCGTGGTTCAAGACTAATGGTTCTCCTTCCTCTTTCGCTTTCGGCGTTTCGTTTTGCGATGGTGCGGGTGCGTTTGCGGGTAGCGGGTCTCGCCTTTGCTTGAAAAGTAAAGAATTGTCAGAGTATTGTGGTAAACAATTCATTGACCTTTGGAAACAGTTCATTATTTAACTAAATATTATCATCATGAAAAAAGAAAATAAAAAGATTACAGAGTTAGTCAAAACGTTTGAGGATGCCCGTAAGCTGACCGGCAGACCGGATGTTCCTGACTTTTCCAATCTTCCCACTGACATGCGCAAACATTTTGAGGCACAGTATAAGATGATTGTAATTGCAGAAGCCCTTAACGAGGGATGGATTCCTGATTGGGATAATTATAATGAATATAAGTATTATCCTTGGTTTGAAATGTCTCCTTCCTCTTTCTCTTTCCACGGTTCGAATTGCGCTCGTGCGTATGCGAATGCGGGTAGCGGGTCTCGCCTTAAATTTCGGACACGCGAGCTTGCAAATTATGCAGCAGAGCAATTTATTGATATTTGGAAAGATATCCAGATAGGATAGGATATAAAGGTTGCCTGTCCTTGTCTCCTTCCTCTTTCGCTTTCAACGATTCGAATTACGATAATGCAAATGCGAATGCAGGTAGCAGGTCTCACCTATGTTACAATAATCCAATGGGCAGGGACCTCACCTCTTGGTGGAAAATAACAATTCAAACGGTGTTGGTAGGGCTTATCCGAAGACTCTTATTAGAAACAAAGGCTTATGAAACGATTTGGAAATTTATACTATCGTATTTGTGACATTGATAACCTTTACCTTGCATATACCAAAGCAAGAAAAGGCAAGGGAAATACTTATGGGGTCATTCAATTTGAGAAAGGGCTGGATGACAACATAAATGCCCTTCATAAGAAACTGTTAGAAGGTAAATACGTTACTTCTGAATATCAAACTTTTATCATACATGATCCCAAGGAACGTGAAATATACCGGCTCCCTTTCCGTGATCGCGTTGTTCATCATGCGATAATGAATATCCTCGAAGATATATGGACTCCGATATTCATTTCACATACTTATTCATGTATTAAGGGCAGAGGTATCCATGGAGTAATGAAACATCTAAAGAAAGATTTGAAAGATATCCAAAATACAAAATATTGCCTGAAAATGGACATTCGTAAATACTATCCGTCAATAGATCATTTGATACTTAAGAATATTGTCCGAAAGAAGGTTAAGGACAAACGTCTTCTTGAGTTACTCTACGGTATTATTGATTCTGCTCCGGGAATACCTATCGGTAATTATCTTTCGCAGTTCTTTGCAAACTTGTATCTATCTTACTTTGACCACTGGCTTAAAGAGGAAAGACGTATAAAGTATTATTATAGATATGCTGATGATATGGTAATACTTTCATCAAACAAAGAAGAGCTTCACTCTCTGCTTGGAGATATAAAATCATATCTGCATAATAAGCTTCATTTAAATTTAAAAGACAATTATCAAATATTCCCGGTTGATAATAGAGGAATTGACTTTGTTGGCTATGTTTTCTTTCACACTCATATTTTAATGCGGAAAAGTATCAAGAAAAACTTCTGTAGAAAAGTAGCAGTGTTGAACAAAAAGAAAACTACATCCTGCAACTGCAAGATAGCACTTTGTTCATGGATGGGATGGGCAAAACATTGTAATTCAAAGCACTTAATTAAAACTGTAATCAAAAATGAAAAGGTTTTCTGATTTTGGAATTGATATTGACGCGGGACGTAATATTTTCCCTGTACAGCAAATATCAATAACCGATATACTCAACTGTGAGATAGAGGTACTTGACTATGAATCTGGAGTTAAAACTCAACATGGAGATAATCGTTGCGTAGTCAAGATTAGGCATGAAGGAGCTGAATATAAATTCTTTACTAACTCTTCTCCGATAAAAGAGGCACTTAGTAAAATTTCCAAAGAAGATTTTCCATTTATAGCTACAGTACGTATCAAGAAAATAGGTACTGGTAATAATAAAATGTATTATTTCACTTAAAAGATATTGTATATGAAAATTACAATCAATAAACCAACTGAATTTGAGGCTGTCTACCTGAAAGTAGATGCAGGTGTTCGCTATTGGGAGGATGCAATAGTAAACGGAATAAGAGACATTGATTTATACGAGAGTAATGGTATAGGCAGACCTCTTATTCCTTGCGCTGTACAAATAAAAGAAGAACC